GTGATAGGCTCAATGAAGCCCCTTGATGAGACCAAGTTTTTCAACCGCCGTGTTGAGATGTGGCATTCGGTTCGGGAGTGGCTGAAGGACGGTGGGATTATCGAGGACAGCGACGAGTTGCGCGATGATCTGACTGGCCCGGAATATGGCTTTGACAGCAAGAGCCGGTGGCAATTGGAAACCAAGGACGACATGAAGGCGCGCGGCTTGCCTTCGCCGGACGTTGGCGATTGCTTGGCCATGAGTTTCTTTATGCCGGTTGCGCCGCGCAAGATGGCGGATTCCTTGGTGGCGAAGATTTTGGCGCGGCAAGCGACTGACACGTCGCACATGGCGTATTGAGTTTTTCCGGCAATTTTCAGTGATGAAGGGAGCGCATCGTGCCTGATGTGTTGTTTGAGCAGACGCGCCTGGAAAATAGGGCCGTTCATGTGAAGTGGGATGGCTTGACGGCGGGTGACGCTGGGCAACCCTTCTCGCTCCATGGCGGGCCGGATCGCAGCATTCAGGTCACGGGCAATTTCTCTGGCGGCACCCTTTATTGGGAGGGGAGCAACAATGTTTTGGAGGAATCGCCTAGCTGGTTCACGCTTACTGACCCGCAGGGCAATCCGCTTGTTTTTGCGACGGAGCGGCTTGAGCAGGTGACCGAATACACGCGCTTTGTCCGACCGCGGGTGACTGGCGGAGATCCAGCCACGAGCCTGACGGTCAATTTGTTCCTGGGGATTTGAGACCATGATGAGCGCAACCGAAGCCATGGAAACCCTGCGGCCGCTATTGGCGCAACGCCGGGCCGTCGAATCACTGGTGCAGATTTTTGAGGCTGCCGTTCAGGCCGAAGCTTTGGTTGCGGCACAAACGCAGCGCCAGGCGCTGGCAGAAAAGCAGGCTGCGGAAACGCTGGCGCGGTTTGCCGCCGATGTAGAGGCTGCCGAACTGAAAACCCAGGAAGCATTGCGCCAGGCCGATCAGGCGCAAGCGGCGGCCCTGGCGTCGCAGCAGAAGGCTGTGGCCGAGCATGATGCCGTGGTGTCTTCTGCCAAGGAACAAGCCACACGCCGAATGCAGGAAGCGCAGGTCGCGGCCAGCCACGCGATTGCGGCGGCCAACAGGGACGCGCAGAAGGCCAAGGACGAGGCGGCCGAGGAAGCGGCGCGCCTGGACAAGCTGAAGGCGGAAAACGCCGCGCAAGAACAGAAATTGGCAGAGACGACCGCCCAATTGGCCGAGTTGCGCGCAAAGCTTGGTTGATTGCGGGCTAGGTAAATGGCTAACCAAACCATCACAACAGCCGTCAATTATGATGATGCCGCGATTAGCGGTTTGCTGGCCGGCGAGACCATCACGATCAATGGCGGCGCGCTCACTATCAATGCGGATACGGAGCACAACCAGAAGGCGGCGCCGTTTGGTATCGTTACGCTTTCTTCCACCCTGGGCGGATCGGTACTGATTGATGGCACCAAAGTTTGGGAAGTTCCTTTCGCTTCGTCTTCCGGCAACGTCCCCGCGCAAGCGGCGCTGGGCAGCAATGGCGTAACGGGTGGCACCAGCGGCGCGACGGGCGAGTTGACCCGCGTATGGGCGGCGGGATCGTTCACGCCTGCCACGGCAGGCGGTGCCATGCCATCGGCGGGCTATATCAAACTGCGCACCAAGACCGGGAATTTTCAGGCAGGCGAGACAATCACCCTGCCCGGTGGTGCAACGATTGTGGCCACAAATGCCGGAAAGCGGGGCGCTATTCAGGTGGTCGCCCGCACCATTGGCGACACAAGCAGAAGTATGGTTGTGCCGCGCTTGGCATCCTGCGTTGTCAATGGCGACTGGTATGATCTCGGCACCACCAATGGCGCGGATAACCAGACCTTCACGCTGCCGGTGCGCGAGGAACTGGGTGGCATTCAGATTGAGACTGCGCCGGGGTCGGGTGTCTATGAGTGGTATTCAAACGCGGGCGATATCTGGAACGGGCATCACTATGTCAATGAAGCCCTGACCCTTACAAATCTCACTCTGACGCGAAGCGCGATTTCTGCATTCCCCTTCCCGGCGGCGGATCGGCTGCGCGAAACGGCGGTGGCCGGGGTTCACAGCGCGTCCTTTGCGCTGAATGGATACACCACGGCCTTCCCGGCAGGCACTTACATCTATACCGCGCGGGTGATGCGGGATACGCGTCAATGGGTTGTGTTGCAGTTCGCCACGAATGGCAGTGCGGATCGCTACGGCGTGTTGGTGGACCTCGCAGCAGGCACGATCATCGCGACCCCAACCGTGGGCAGCCCAACCGGGACATCATCTTCCATTACCTCCCTTGGCGGAGGTCTTTACGAAGTCAAGGTAACGATCAACCACACGGGCGCGGGGCAGACCGGCCAGTGCATTGTGGCCACCTCAAATTCTGCGACACCTACCTATACAAACGGTTTGCCGACCTTCACGGGCAGCGCGACGGAAGGCGTCTATTTTGCCCTGTCGCGCGTGGAAATGGCGACCTTCTCCTTCATTTCGACGGATGTGCGCGGTAAGTATTGCGGCGTGGACCCGATTGCGGGGACTGTGCAGCTTGCGCTACGCGGCGCGAATAACGCCGGTTTTAAGCCGCCGTCAGGCTGCAAGGTCAGGATACCAAACGTATTCCTGTCCACCACTACGCCGGTAGATAATTTCGCGCCGATGCTGACGGCGCTTAACACGCGGTATTATTTTCAATCCGGCAACCCCGGCCCCACGGTCAAGGGCGCGGTGCTGAACTGGTTCAATACCGGGAACATGGTGATTTCCGATAGCTGTACCACGCAATTTATTGGCAGCACATCAGGCGGTAACGTTTGCGTGGGCGTGGGCTTGATTGCCACCGCCACGGCTGCCCTTTCATTTGCGAACGCCTTTTCCGGTGGCGCGACGGACAGCCGGTTTACGCGCCGGAGTAATGCGGTGGTGTTTAACGCATCGGCCACCACAAATGTTGCGTTTCGTCGTTGTCGGTTTGACCTGATTGCGCGCTGGCAGGGGCTTTCACAGAGACAGACGACCGGCCCCGGGCATGCTAATGTTGTGAACCTGGGTATGTCCAACTTCGAGTTTGAAGATTGCGAAGTCATTAACGGCCAGACGACAATCAGCGCGGGAAACTCTAACGGCCTGATCAAAAACTTCAAATACGCGGATGTCATGACTGGCGGCACGCCGGCAGTGGCAAGTTCGGCTATTGCCGTCACTGGCACGAACATCGAGATTAACGGCTTCGCATCGCTTGGTGGGCTGCCCAACGTGCATCCTTATGACCATATCGTTAATCTGGCGGCTGGCTACTTCACCAATCTGAGAATTTCGAACATCGGCACCCCATCTGCGCCTTATGATTGCGGTTCGGTCAACCCCATGGGCTATTTCCTGAACGGGGGGCCGGGTTCTGGGGCCACGTTCCGGCGTATCTACACCACGAATAATCGCACCGGGATGGTAAATTTCATCACAACTATGCCGCTGGTTGAAATGTTCGATGTATGGGGGACCGGATCGCAATTCATTGATTTAAGCGGCCCCTCTATCACAAGCCGGGGCGGACGCTGGACGAATATGCGGCGCAGCTTTGCGGGCGGAAACGGCACGCATTGGGATGATTCTTATAACTCGACCACGACCGGACGCATTTCGGTTATGGCGAGGGAGCCTACCGCCGCCTCAGCAAGCCAGTTTTCCGGTACGTTCGGGATCGGCTCCGGTTACGATGGGAGCGGGCAAATTGTTCTATCAAATCTGTCAGATGAAGCGGTCTGGACCTCGCCTTATCGCTTTTTTGGTCACACCGCTTTTGGTGGCGGGGGATCGTGCGGCGGAACAAACACGCAAAACCTGATCTGGGAATACAAGATTGATACTGGAAGCGGCTTCGGCGCGTCCTGGACGTTCCTTGCGAATACGGTTCGCACCAGCGGCGACCCGGCGAATGGTGCCACCACGGTCACTATGAACTTTACCGACAGGGCTGCACTGACCCGCCAGCCGCAGATCGGGGATTTTATCCAGCACAGCACCTTCCGACTGCCGCAGGATACGACCATCACGAACATTGTTGGGGATGTGATTACCGTTTCCAATCCGTTTATCTCATCGATCCTTGGCGCAAACGGCACAATCAGCTTCTCGCCGGTCAACGTCGCGGTCAGTCCGACCAATGGCTATCTGTTGCAAATCCGGTGCCGCGCGATTGTGGCAGTAGCGGGTACGCTCACATCAGGTTTTTCGGCTGGCATTCAAACCAATGCGACGGATCAGCAAATACCGCATCCTTTACCTGGCGCGCTGGTGAACATAAGCAACCTTGTCCCTCAATCGCGGGTCAAGGTCAGCCGAGTGGATACGGGCGCGATCTTGCAGCAGGCGTCGTGCGGTGCAGGCACAACTCTGGCCTTTGATTTCCAATATGCAGGCGCAGTGCGGGTGGAAGCGCGAAACGCAAGCGGTACCCCTGCATATAAGCCATGGGTCACGCAGGTCAGCATTTCATCTGCCGCGCCGACAAACATTGTCGCGCTGCAAGAATCAGATCAGTAAGGGAAATCCGCAATGCCTATTGCAACCGACTTCACCATTTCCGCGACGGGCGACATTCGCCGCCAGGCTGGCGCCAGCACTGAGGTCTATACTGTATTGGCGCTGCACCAATGGTTGCAGGATTTGGCCGATGATGCGGCGGCAGCGGGTGGTGACCTGCTTGATATTCTGGCGCCGAACCCGACAAGGTTGGACGGCCCGCGCGATGCGGCGGTTGCTTCGCGCTTGAACCTGCTGACAGATGGATCGGTAGCGTTCAATCTGGATGACACGGCGGCGCAGTTTATCAACTTCGGTTCTGTCAAGCAGCAAGGCGCCTTTGTCCAATATTCCGGCCTGAAAACCATCGGTGGCATCGTGGCTGCCAGCCCGATCTATGTAGTGCAATCGGGGTCCAAGCTGACAAAGTTTTGGGCCAATGGCCACGTGCAGATTTTGGTGAAGGTGAAGACTGCGAACGCCTTTATTGACAGCGGAAATGTCACCGCCTTCAGCCGGAAATGGGGCCAGACCTATTCGCACTTCGATGTGAACTTGTCGGCGGGTGGTGAAAGTAACGCGGCGCTTTCAACCGCGCTTGACGGTAACATCCTGTTGACCGAGGCGCAGGCGGCGCTTCTTTCAACGAAGGTGGCGGTGACGTTTGGTGATACCAATCAGGATTTGGCGAATGGCAATGGTTCCAAGCTTTACAAGGGCACCATCACGCTTTCTAATTCCTGCACTTTGCAGGAGGCTTATCAGTACCTCCAATACCTGACGCGGGAAGACAGCGCAGCTACGCTGAACAGCATCCCTGGCTGGCGGTATCGCGTGCTCAATGCCGCTTACACTGAAATCCCATCGGCGCCTTTCGGCACCTTCGCGGGCGGCACGTTCTTTGTTGCACAGGGCTGGTTTATCACTGGCGTTCTTCCGGCTGAAAGCACACGTTATCAGCTTATCGCGCATGATGGCACCGCGCAGGTTCCGCCAACCCTTATCGGCATTACCATCGGCAATCTGGTTTCCGGCGACCGCGTTTTGGTGGCGCGGGACAATGGATCGGGCGGGCTGCTGAAGGATGAATACACGCCTGTCGCGGCATCATCCGGCGCGACTGCCCTGACTGTGGTGGAGAGCATCAAGACCGATACGCCTTCGGCGGGCGTCATTCGCATCAAGGGCCTGCGCTACACCTATTCTTCCTTCAATGCAGGCACCAAGACCTTCAACGGCCTTTCCCCGGTGCTCGCCAGCAACATTGTCACGGCGGATGATGTGTTCGTGCCTTACATTGACCGGCAGGCGGCGGGTGCGACGGAAAGCGTCACCTTCATCTATGCCAGCAACTTCAATACGCGGGTGGATGTGCGCAATGGTTCTGGCGCTTCGCCTATTGTGCCGTTCAGCACCACGCTTTCCATCACCAATGCGGGCGGGTCGGTCAACGCGAGCCGTAACAGTGATGTGTGATGTCCTACTACATCGCGCCGTTCAACTTTGATTTCAGCACATCAAAGATAGAAGTGGATGTGAACGTGGGTTCGCTGGACCCGCTGAACCCTTTCTATGATGTAGATTGCATCCAGCTTTACACCGCGATCAAGGCGGCTCAGGCAAGCGAGGAGGGGATTATCTATGGGCAAATCGGAAAAGGATCAGGGCTCAACACCCTTGGCCCGGGCGTCCAGGTCGGTCTCACCGTCGAGTTATTGGGGGCTTGGCAGCTTCGTTATCCCATTGGAAACTACCGAGCCAGAGTCGCAGGCGGAAACCTTATCGGGGGGCCAATCCAAGGCCCCATTGCCTATAG